AGTATTGGGAGCCCAAGGCCACCAGCACGGGCGCGACCGGCGAAACCGAGAATGTGGACAACCGTTCGCAGAACCTGACGATCACGGCGACCACCTATGCCAACGTCAAGGTTGGTGACGCCTTCACCATCGCGGGCGTCAACTCGGTCAACATGATCACCAAGCAGGATACCGGCCAGCTTCAGACGTTCCGCGTCATCGGCAAGCCCTCTGCGGGCGTCATCACGATCTGGCCGGCGATCATCTCGAACGGCGGCTCCACCATCGCGGGCAAGGAATTGCAGAACGTCACCGCCACCCCGGCGAACGGTGCTGCCATCACCTGGCTCAACACGACCACAGCGGAACAGAACCCGTTCTTCGTCAAGGGTTCGATCCTGCTCATCCCCGGCTCCCTCGCGGTTGACCCGGAAGATGGCTGGAACGTCATGCGGGCCACGACCCCGCTAGGTATCGGCATCACCTATGCGCGGCAGGGCAACATCAACGACCTATCTGTCAAGACGCGCTGGGACATCGACTTCGGCACCGCGAACATTCAGCCCATGATGAGCGGCAACATCATGTTCGGTCAGGCCTGATCTGAACTTGGGGGGATTTTAGGGCGGCTCGGGGGAGTCGCCCACCTTCAAGGAGAGACGATATGGTTACGAAGAAGCAGGACGATCAGACCCCCTCGCAGGAGGAAATTCAGGAGGCCCGCAAGGAGGGTGTTCTGGACCGGGTTCGTGAAGCCGCCACCACGCAAGACATCGACCAGTTGAAGGGCGATGATCCCGAGGTCGGCCGCTTCACGCAAGTGAACGTCGATGGCACCAGCCAGATCGAGCATCTGACAGATCTCGGATTGGACGGGCTGAAGGAGGCGATCGATCCGAAGAAGGATGAACCGCTGGCGGAAGAAACCATCGCCAAGCTGCTGATCCTTGAGCGCAACGGGAAGAACCGGACGGATTTCGTCAAACTCATGATGGACCGCCTGAAGATCAAGGACATCCGCAAGGAACTGCCCCAAGCTGGCGGGCCTGATTACACCAACGATGTCTCCGCGGTGAGCAAGCTCTGATGGAATATCCACGCATGCTTTACCGGGACGGCCAGCAATGCCGGGTCTGGAACGCGCATGACGTGGATACCTTGATTGTGGAGTCCGTCGAGGAAGAGGCGGACGCCAAGGCAGAGGGGTGGCGCGAAAACCCTGCCCCTCTCCACCCTCTGGATCATGACATGAACGGTAAGCCGGGCGGTTCTCTCCCGCGCCGGGGACGAAAGATGAAGGGGGAAGAACATGGCTGAACTCAATGTCGGCGGCGGCACCAGCACAGATGGGGTTCGCCGGGCTCTATCCGCCATGGCGGCGCGTACGCCATACAACAGCCAAGTAGCTGTGTTGGGTGACAGCATCGCCTATGGCAACAGTTTCGCATCCACCGTTACGAACGTGAAGCTCTATGCCAAGGGTTATATCAATTGGGCGGCCTATCTTGGCCGCCAACGCTGGACGTTCGACAATCAGGATAATTTCGGGGTTCCTGGGGACAACACCAACGATGTGATCCGGCGCGTTCCCTATGTGCTGGCATCCACAACAGCCTCTGTTGTCATCGTTGACTGCCTGACCAATGACGGGCCCAACGGTGTCAGCCTGGAGCAGTCCTACTCAAATTACAGCGCAATCGTGAACGCGATCCTCGATGCCGAAAGGATTGCTGTTCTGATCACGCCTAGACCGCGCGATATCACAGCCTCCGGACTGACCATGACAGCCGCGCAGTATCGGGCACATCTCGCTCGCCGGGATTATGTGCTTGGTCTGCATAACCCCGGCCTCGGCATCTATGTCGTGGACCTGTGGCGCTATCTGGCGGACCCGGCCAGCACGAACGGTGCGATGAAGTCAGGCTTCTCCTATGATGGCGCTCATCCTGCCGTTGCTGGCGGATATTGGGGTGGATTGGCGCTGGCCGAACTGTTCGGCACAGGTCGCGGGCCAGGCCTTTTCCCATTCAAGGACGTTCTGGTCGCGCAGAACACGGACGTGTTCAATAGCGACTATCCGCGCGGCTGCGTCAATTCCAATCCGATGATGCAGGGCGGTGCATCGACTGCCACAGGCTATTCTCAGGGCGCGGCCTCCGGCGTCACGGTCACGCCGACGAAAGTCTCGCCAACAGGCGGACGAACCGACGTTCAGCAGATTGTACTTGGTGGCACGGCTTCAGCCAATGCCGATGTCTATGATTTCTATCAGACGATATCGGCTGGAAACCTGACGGTCGGCGATGTGGTCGAAGCCTATGCAGAGGTGGAATATGACAGCCTGTCCGGCCTCACATCGCACGGGCTAGTCCTGGTTGATACGACCAACTTCTCGAACATCACCGGCTGTCTGATCGACAGCACGGACATCAACGCCATGCCGTTCACGCTGCCCGCCGCCGTATCTGGCGTCATGCGGACGCCGCGCCTGACGCTCCAGAACACGACACTGCGGTCGGGGATGAAGGGGCGCGCGATCAACGGTCAGACAGTTTCAGGGACATATCGCGTGGGCGCGTTGGCGGTTAGGAAGGTGGTATAATGAGCGAGCGGATTAGGCTGGTAGATCCGGCAACGGGGCTGGATTATCGCGCAGGCGGGATCTCCAACGGCTCCACGGTGACTGACCAGCGCGGGGACGCGAACGGCACGGTCGTTCAGTCCGGACTTTCGTCCACATTCTGGAACTATGCGGGTATCGCTGGGGGCATTGTTTCCAGCACGGCCGATGTTGCGGTGAAGGCAGCGGCGGGCGCTGGAGTTCGCAACTATCTTAAAACGCTGACGCTCGCGCACGACGCATTAGGCGCGGCGACGGAGATCGTGGTCAAGGACGGCTCGACCATCATCTGGCGCGGAAAACTCCAGACGGCGGCGGTAGATAGCTGTCAGGCGGCTTCTCTGGAGTTCGACCCGCCGCTCAAGGGTAGCGCGAACACCGCGCTCAATGTGGCTCTACTTACCTCGACTACAGGCGGCGTGTTCGTCAATGCCACCGGGTTCACGGGTGCCTGATGAGCATATCCTGGGGCACCAAAGACCCTGAAGAGGTCCGCAACTTATCCTATAGCTGGCTCGGCCGCCTCAATGGCGCGCTGATCGCTTCATCCACCCTGACGGTTGAGGACGGCACGGTCACGCTGTCCAATGTGGCGAATACCGACACAGGCATATCTGCCACCATCTCAGGCGGTCAGGACTGCGAAACGGCCACCATCGTTTCCCGCGTTGTGACGGGCGAGGCGCAGCCGCAGACGCTGGAGCAGGCCTTCACCATCCAGATCACGGCCAACGCTTCCGCTCTCGGCCCGTCCACGTCCACCAAACGCCAGATCATCGAGATGGCCTATGAGGAATGCTCGCTGGCGGGCTACGAGTTCAACGTCACGCCGGAAGAGCTATTCAGCGGGCTTCGCAAGCTGGACGCCCTGATGGCGCAATGGGCGCAGTCGTCCAAGGATTTGGGCTACAACTTCCCAGCGACGTTCGGGGGCGGTGATCTTGAGGACGTTTCCGGCATCCCTGACGCCGCGATTAGCGGCGCATCTATCAGCCTCGCCATGGCCATCGCTCCTGCAATGGGCAAGCAGATGAGCGCTGAATCGCGCGCCCGCCTGTCCAAGGCTATGACCGTTATCGGGGCTATGTGCGCCAAGCGTGCGTCCATGGGATGGGCGCGTGATACCGTGGCTGGTGCTGGCAACCGCCGCCTTGGCTGGGGGTGGAACTCGCCCTTCATGCCGACGCGGAGGCGCTGCTGATGGCCCGCATACCCATCCTCAAGGGGATTTACACGGACACCGTGGGCGACTTCATCGAAAGCATCCCGGTCAACCGCGAACCCGTCATCATGGAGACGGGCCTGTCTGACGGCTATCTGCGGGTAGCGCCGGGCATCACTGGAACCGCGCAAATGACGGGCGAAGATCGCGGCGGCATCAATTGGAACGGCGTACCCTACCGAACAGTAGGGGCGAAATTCGTCAGCTTGAACGCCTCCGGACTGCCAACGGAATTAGCCGATGTTGGTGCTGGTGGGCCTTGCTGGTTCGACTATTCCTTCGACTATCTCGCGATAGGCTCGGGTGGCCGCGTCTATCTCTGGAATGGCTCGCTAACCCAGATCACCGATCCAGACCTCGGCACGATCATAGACGGCATCTGGATCGATGGCTATTTCCTGATGACCGATGGCGAGTTCCTGAT